CTGGGGCAGTGCAACCGTGATAAGGCTGACATCAGGCAAGCAGAATCAAAACGTCAGTAGGGCATTACAGAGCCACTTCAAGAGGTGGCTCGATAATGTCACAACGAGGTGAGTCATATGCGCACTACTGGAATCCTAATGGCGGAAATTACGCTTCGCCCATACATGAAGCCGCTGCTCATCCTTTCAGTGCTTTTGCGCTGGGGTTGGCTCACTAAGAAGTGTATCCGGATTGGCCATGTAATTGGCAAGCAGGCGTAATTATAAAGTTCTGCAAATGGTGCATTAAAAGCGCCATTGACAGAGTTTTATATAAGTTTGTTGATGCATAAGTGTCGAAATTACCGAGAGAGTATCTTCTACACCCAGAGGATTGTTCTGCATGGCTGAAAATGACAATCGCAGACCATACCCTCCCGTCAACTTCACTGGCGAAAACTGGCTGCCATATACCCGGCTGATCCCTGCTACCGAAATAGGCGAATGGGTAAATCAGAACATCCTCTCCGAAGAGGGCCGAATCCATAACCCTGACCATACGCACTTGGTCGACGCTGATGTGGCGTTCATGTGGGCTTCTGGCTCATTCGCCAAAAGCGGGCGCATTGTGCTGGGTCAGTGTGAGCAGGTAATGATGCGCGCCGGCGGCTGGCAGAAATCCCGCATGGAGCAGCAGATGCATGAATGGTTCGGTCGCATACCGAAGTTCATCATCACCCTGGCTGCTGACTACTGCGAGCAATGCAACGATCTGGAGTTCTGCGCACTGGTAGAGCATGAGCTTTACCACATCGCCCAGGCTACCGATGACTATGGCGCGCCGAAGTTCAACAAAGAGACCGGAATGCCGGTGCTCAAACTTCGCGGCCATGACGTCGAGGAATTCGTCGGAGTGGTCCGGCGTTACGGCGCCAGCAAAGACGTGCAGGAAATGGTTGATGCGGCGAACAGGCCGGCGGAGGTTGCTCATATCGATGTTGCCAGAGCTTGCGGGACATGCATGCTGAAGCTGGCGTGATTTTATACTGCTTTATACGGATGGTGGGTTATGGCTGCACTAAAACCAGAAGTGAGAGCCTTTATCGTTCAAGAGCTCGCTTGCTTTGATACGCCGTCCCAAATCGTCGAGTCCGTACAAAAAGAATTCAAGGTTCAGGTGACGCGCCAGCAGGTGGCATCGCATGACCCGACAAAGGCGGCAGGGAAAGGTTTGGCTCAAAAATGGGTCGACCTTTTCAACCGCACTCGCGACCGCTTCCTCAACGAAATTTCCGACATCCCGATCGCCAACAAAGCCTATCGCCTGCGCGTCCTGCAGCGAATGTCGACGACTGCCGAAGGTATGAAAAACCTCGGCATGACAGCTCAGTTACTGGAGCAGGCGGCAAAAGAGGTTGGCGATGCCTACAGCAACAAGCAAAAGGTCGAGCTGACCGGTAAAGACGGCGGCCCGCTGAATCAGGTGACGTACACCGCTGAAGACTATGCGAAGGCCCAGCAGAAGCTGGAGGGAAGGTTAGAAGGGCTGGACTGATATGAGCGGAATTATCGAATGGGATGACCTGTCATTCCCGGAGCGCGTGATCATCCGTTCAAAGTCCACGAAGTCATTCCTGAACTTCACCCGGATATGGTTCGAGCTGATTCAGGGCGACCGGTTGCTGGTTAACTGGCATCACCGCCTGATGGCTTCGAAAATTGATGATCTGCTTGCCGGGCGCCTTGTCCCGCGAAATCTGATTATCAACATCCCTCCCGGCGGTACGAAAACTGAGTTCTTCTCCATCCACTTCCCGGCTTATGTCAACGCCCTGGTGCAGGAGAAGAGGCTTAAACGCTTTCGCAACCTGAATATCTCTTTTGCTGACACGCTGGTAAAGCGTAACAGCCGGCGCACCCGCGACATTATCGCTAGCCGCGAATATCAGGAGTTCTGGCCCTGCTCGTTTGGTGTCAACCAGGCAGAAGAGTGGGAGATAAAGGACGAGCGAGGACGCTCTATAGGCCAGACGGTATCGCGCTCAAGCAACGGGCAGATCACCGGTGGTCGTGGTGGCTACTACGGACCAGAGTTTTCCGGCATGGTGATGCTGGACGACTACAACAAGCCGGTTGACATGCTCAGCGAGTCCCGGCGCAAAAGCGCGAATACGTTGCTGGTAAACACCATTCGCTCGCGCCGCGGCGATAAGTCGAAAGAACACCCGACGCCATTTGTAAGCATCCAGCAGCGCCTGCACACCGACGACGCAACGGGCTTCATGCTTGCCGGCGGAATGGGCGTGCCGTTTCACCATGTCGCCATACCGGCCATGATCGACGAGAAGTACATCCAGTCGCTCGATGAGCCATGGCGTTCGCTTTGCTGGGAAACGGTCAAAGATACCGATTCTGTGGTCGTTGGTGGCGTTCGCTACTGGTCATACTGGCCGCAGATGGAAGACGTTAACGACCTCCTGCAGCTGTGGGAAAAGGACCGCTACACCTTCCTGTCGCAATACCAGCAAAACCCGATGGCGCTGACTGGCGGGATCATCGATACCAGCTGGTTCAGAACGTACACCACGCTGCCGAAACTTACTCACCGCGCCGTGTACGTCGATACGAACAGCGGGAAGGTAGAGGACTGGCTGGATTACACCGTGTTTACGCTGGCTGGCATGGGCGTGGACGGGAATCTGTACATCATCGATGTCGTTCGCGGACGGTGGGACCCGGAAGACCTACTGAAGAAAGCAGAAGAGGTCTGGGAAAAGTGGCGCCTCTCTGGCTCCATGCGGGTTATGCCGCTGCGTCATATGGCCATTGAAGAGAAGCAGGCCGGACAGGGCCTCATCACCACTCTGAAAAAACGTAGCCAGACTCCCGGACAGCTCGCCATCCCGGTGAGGGAAATCCCGCGCGGCACCGGGCAGAACAAGCTCGTTCGCTGCCTTAACGTCATCCCCCAAATCAAAACCGGGAAAGTGTTTGTCCCCGCCACGCACACCGACGACGGACAGAAGCTTTCCAGCATCTTCTACGAGGACGGCACGATCGCAGGCTCAACGGAGTGGGTGCTGACGGCGATGACGGAATGCGCTGCTTTCTCCGCTGATGACAGTCACGACAACGACGACATCCTTGATACCTGGATGGACGCAATCGACGACAACCTGATTTCCGGCCCGCAGCCGATGGCTATCGACCCGAATCAACTCAGGAGAATTTAAGTGTGGTGGTTTAAAAAGAAAGAAGTCGCCGCGCCTGAGCCGGCAAAAGAACCTGAAGCACCGAAGGTCGGGATCAGGCCCGAGGCCGTGGCCGAAGTCCGCGCATTACCGAAAAGAGAGTTTCAGCGCTACGAGCCGCCGAAAGGGGTGATCCCCGAGGCTATCAAAAGCGCCATTCTGGCAATGGACTCCACGCCTTACGACGATCTCAATGCTGCGTATGGCGGTTACGGCTACGGCGACTTTGATAGCTTTCCCGGCTACCCGTATCTGGCCACGCTGGCGCAGAAGCCTGAATATCGCAAGATGGTAGGCACCATCGCGGAGGAAATGACCCGCAAATGGATAAAGCTCAAAACTGTCGGCAATGAAGACAAGGCGGATCGGGTAAAGCAACTCGAAGAGGCCATGAAGCGGTTTAAGGTGCGCGAGCGCTTTAAAGAAGCCGCAGAGCATGACGGCTACTTTGGCGGCGGCCAGATTTACATCGACGTTCGTTCGCCGCGGGGAATCTCTGCGTGGATGGATGACAACGAGCTGCAATCGAAGCTCTTCATGAGCGACAAGAAGATCACGAAAGGCAGCCTGCAGGGGTTCAGGGTCATCGAGCCCATCTGGACCTATCCGGGGATTTATAACTCCGACAACCCGCTGAGCCCGGATTTCTACAAGCCGACGCAGTGGTTTGTCATGGGACGGACCGTACATGCAAGCCGGATGATTGATTTCGTCTCGCGGCAGGTGCCTGACCTGCTGAAGGCATCGTATAACTTTCGCGGCCTGTCTCTCTCGCAGATCGCCGAGCCATACGTCAATAACTGGCTTCGCACCCGCGACAGTGTCAGCGACATGATTCACTCGTTCTCAGTTCCGGTAATCGGAACAAATATGAGCACGATTCTGCAGGGTGGGGCGGCAGATGACCTTCTTGCAAGGCTTGATGTCTTCAACCGATGCCGTGATAACCGTGGCGCATTCGCAAAAGACAACAACCCTAACCAGCCAGAAACGGTTGAGTTCGTTAACGCCCCGCTTAACGGCCTGGATGCCCTGCAGGCACAGTCGCAGGAGCACATGTCTGCGGTTTCGAGCATCCCGCTCGTCAAACTGCTGGGCATTACTCCAAATGGCCTTAACGCAACGTCTGACGGCGAAATCCGCGTTTTCTACGACTACATTCACGCCCTACAGCAGTCTGTTTTTAAAGACAACCTGAAGCGCGTGATGGACATCATTCAGCTCTCTGAGTTCGGGGACATTGACGATGGCATAACCTTCGACTTTGAGCCGCTGTACGAAATGAGCGCTAAAGAGCGGGCGGAAATTCGCAAAGTAGATGCGGACACGGACGCTGTCTATGTGGCCGCCAGCGTGCTCTCTGGCAACGAAGTCCGCGAAAAAATTGCCGGTGACCCGGACTCGCCCTATCACTCTCTGGACCTGAATGATGACCTCGAAATCGAAGACGACTACGACGAAGAGGAAGAAACAGACCCTGACGATAAGGGCGGTTCATCCTAACGCTGGCGTCGAAGCATGGTACCGCCGACAGCTTGATAAGCAGGTGCAGGAAATGCAGGCATCTGTTGTCTACTGGCTGTCGGCAAACTATCGGGCCAGCGGCACGGCTGTCGCCATGGATGAATCTCCAGCTGATGTTATGCGCAAGGCGATGAATAAGCTGGTGAAGCGCTGGAAGCGGCGGTTTGATGACATGGCGCAAAAGCTGGCCGACAGGTTCGCTAACGACGCCATGAAAAACGCGGATGCGTCACTGGCCACAGCCTTCAAAGATGCGGGGTTTACTGTCGAGTTCAAGATGTCCTCGCAGATGAATAACGCTCTTCAGGCGACCATCGCCGAGAATGTCGGCCTTATCCGATCCATCCCCGAGAAGTATTTCACCGAGGTGGAAGGGCTGGTTATGCGGTCGGTAGCGCGTGGGCGCGACCTGTCCTATCTCACCGATGAACTCCAGAAGCGATATGGGATTACTCGGAACCGTGCGGCGTTCATAGCGCTTGATCAAAATAACAAAGCCACCTCGGTATTGCAGATAGCAAGGCAGCGCTCCCTTGGCATCGTCGAAGGTGAATGGGAACACTCCGGAGCGGGTAAAGAGCCAAGGCCGGGACATGTAGCTGCAGGAAAACGAAAACAGCGATTTCGGCTTGATAAAGGGTGTTATATCGATGGTGAGTGGATATTCCCCGGGCAAAAGCCAAGGTGCAAATGCACGCATAGGATAGTGATCCCTAATGCGTTCTTGCCCGCAAAGTAAATAAGCAGCTCATTGTATAAATTTGGGATAGAACATGAAGCCTACAGAGTGCTTAGCTTTCGATCGCGCCTCTGTGCGCACCATCGACGCAAATGGCCGCCTTCAGATTTCACGAACGAATATCAGCAAGGCAAACGTCAACGGATACTACGGACGCGAGATACCAAGAAGCGAAGAGCTTGGGCTCGAACCCAACAAGCTTTACCGGCTTTGGCGCCACCCGGACGAGCTCCGGAAAGCAGCCAAAACCTTCAATAACATCCCCGTGCTCAGCAAGCACATCCCCGATTTTCCCAATGACCCGCCAAATGAATTTCGTGTTGGCGTGACGCACTCCAATGCGGAGTTTGACGGCACGTATCTCACGGTTGGTATGTCGATCTGGGATAACAGCGCGATTGCTGGAATTGAGAGCGGAGAGCAGCGAGAGCTATCTGCATCGTACAAGTACGTCGCAGACATGACCCCGGGCGTCACCCCTGACGGCGAGCCTTATGACGGCGTTATGCGTGACATTTTCGGAAACCACGAAGCGCTGGTCCCTGACGGCCGCGCAGGGCCAGATGTACTGGTCGCAGATTCATTACCACCGGAGCTTAACCACATGCGTAAACATAAGGCAGAGGCGATCCGCGCCACCCTTAAGCCACTTCTGGCGCAGGATGCTGATCTGGAGGCAGAAGTCCGCAAAGCTCTTCTGGCTCTTGATGAGGCCGAAAAGAAAGACGAAGAAGAAAACAAAACCGCCGACGACGAAGACGACGACGAGAAGGACAAGAAAAAAACGGCGGACGATGAGGACGACGAAGAAGACAAGGACAAGAAAAAAACGGCGGACGATGAGGACGACGAAGAAGACAAGGACAAGAAGAAAACCGCCGAAGATGAAGACGATGAAGAAGACGACAAAGTCTCCAAAACGGCGATGGACTCTGCGATTCGTCTGGCGGCCGACAGCGCAACTAAAAAGGCTGCGGAAAACTTCCGGAAAATCCGTGAAGCAGAGCAGGTTGTCCGCCCGCTGATCGGCGACGTCGTTGCCATGGACTCAGCCGAAGATGTCTATCGCACCGCTCTTGAACAGAGCGGTGTGGATATCGCCGGCGTTCACCCGTCCGCTTATCCGGCGATGGTCAAAATGGCGATCAGCCAGAAAGAAAATTCACGCCCTGTCATTGCGCAGGATTCCGCTTCCGTCAGTGAGTTCGAAAAAGCATTCCCGACCGCTGGCAAACTGAAACGAGGTTAACATGGCAGGTTTTCAGACACGAATTAACCAGTATCCGGCCCCCGGCGTCGAAGGGGCCTTTGCTGGCACTAACCCTCACGCGACCTATCAGGCCGGCGAGGGCGCTCTGGTTGCTGGCGAGGACGGCCTGATTGTCGGCCGCTTTGCCTGGGATGTTGACGGTGTGGCTTCCAATGCCGGTAGCGGTGTTCCGTCTGGCTTTGTCCATCGTGACGGTCAGGCGTCGATCACCATCTGGCTGGGCCAGGCATCCATGCTTATCCAGCCCGGCCGCGAAATCACCCTGATGGTAGCCGGTGACTTCTGGGCCAAAACGTCAACCGCTGCCACCCGCGGGCAGAAGGTTTTTGCATCTCTGACCACCGGTGAAGTGCAAATCGCAGCGGCCGGCGCAACCGTGGCCGGTTTTATCGAGACTGCATTCTATGCCGCAAGCGATTGTGACGCTGGCGAGCTGGTCAAAATCAGCACCTGGAGCAAGTAATGAACGAATTTCAGCGACACTACGCCGCAGCCAGCGGGAAATATGGCATTGTGCTGCCCGGCGCGAAGGACTACCTGAAGCCGGAGTTTGCGGAGAATTTCGCGCTGGCGATGGATGCCCAGCCGCAAATGGTTACTGCGAATAACGCCGGTATCCCGGCCTACTTCACTAACTACGTCGATCCGGAACTTATCCGCGTTCTCGTAACGCCGATGAAGGCCGCAGAGATTATCGGTGAAGTGAAAAAAGGCGACTGGACGACGCTGACCTCGCAGTTCCCGATTGTCGAGTCGACTGGTGAAACCAGCGCTTACGGCGACTTCAACAACAACGGCATGACGTCCGCCAACGTTAACTGGGTGCCGCGCCAGTCGTTCCATTATCAGACTCACACCCGCTGGGGTGAGCGCGAGCTGGACATGTACGGCGCCGGGCGTATCGGCTATGCCGCCGAGCTCAACGTGGCCTCTGCACTTGTGCTGAACAAGTTCCAGAACAAGTCCTACTTCTACGGCATCGCCGGGCTGGAAAACTACGGTATGCTCAACGATCCGTCGCTGAGCGCTTCGGTTACTCCGGCGGCGACTGGTTCCGGCGGTGGCGTTACCTGGGCAACGAAAGACGGGCAAGCCGTATATGACGACATTTCCGGTCGTCTCTATAAGCAGCTGGTCTCTCAGACCAAAGGCCTTGTAGAGCGTACCGATCGCATGGTGCTCGGTATGTCTCCGGAAATGGAAGTCAACCTGACCAAGACGAACCAGTACAACGTGAACGTCACCGATCAGCTGAAGAAAAACTTCCCGAACATGCGTATCGAAACCGCTGTTGAATACAGCACCGCCTCAGGCGAGCTGGTGCAACTGATTGTTGAGCGTCTGGGTGAGCAGGACACCGCTTACGCAGCATTCACGGAGAAGATGCGCGCCCACGCTGTCGTGGTGGAAGAGTCTTCCTGGCGGCAGAAAAAATCCGGTGGCACCTGGGGTGCAATCATTCGTCAACCGCTGGGCATCGCCAGCATGATCGGGGTGTAACATGGCCGAAACAGTAACAGTAGGATGCAAACTGCCGAACGGCCTGATCCTGGAGCAGGGCGCGTACAAAGTGGAGCTTAACGGCTCCAACTCCTCTCTCGTTGTCGGCGGCTACGGCCTGACCGAAAACGTGGACAAGGAAGCCTTTGAGGCGTGGCTGGCAGTACATGCTGATCAGCCATACGTTCGCAAAGAGCTGGTATTTGCCCAGGCGAAAACCAGCAGCGCTCAGGCGAAAGCGAATGAAAATGCTTCGGAGAAAACTGGTCTGGAAGGTCTGGATCAGAACAACCCGGCCCCGGGCATTGAGAAGGCGGACAAAAAATAATGGCGATCGTTGTCTTTGATGTTGCCGCATTTCGTGAGCGTTATCCGGAGTTCGATGCCGTAAGTGAAACGCTGCTTAATGCGTACTTCACGGAGGCAACGATTTACCTGAATAACACGGACAGCAGCCTGGTTGCGGATGTTGCTGTCCGTGCCGTCTTCTTGAATATGCTGGTTGCTCACATCGCGGCTTTGAATTCAGGCGTAAACGGCGAGAAGGCGTCTGGTCTGGTAGGTCGGGTGGCAAGCGCATCAGAGGGGTCTGTATCGGTTTCGACTGATGCGGGTCCTTCCAGTGCGTCATCGTGGTGGTATCTCCAGACGCCATACGGCGCTGCTTACTGGCAAGCTACGGCCCCTTATCGCACTGTGCGATATGTCCCTGGCTCATCCCCTTCAATGTACCCGGGCCATTATAACCGTCGTTCATTCATCCGGAGGTAGCTATGGATGGAATGTCAGGCGGCGATAAGCTGATGGAACACCTGCAGTCTATCGCAAAGGGGCTTTCCTCTGGCGATGATTTGAAGGTTGGCTTCCTTGAGGGGGCTAAGTACCCCGACGGGACGCCGGTAGCACTTGTGGCGGCCACTAACGAATTTGGCGGCACTGTAAAAATCCCGGCGCATACCCGGGATTTGAACTTTTATGTTCGCCGTGACGGCGTTTCTCGCTTCGCTAAGCCATCAAAGGCCAATTTCGCGCAGTCAGTAATGATACCCGAGCATATCGTTACGATCCCATCCAGGCCGTACTTCAGGAAGACCATTTCTGAACATGGTCCGGAGTGGGGTGGAGAGCTCGGGAAACTCATGAAGGCAAACGATTTTGACGCCCGCAAAAGCCTGGCGCTGATGGGGGAGCGGATAAAGGGGCAGATTCAGTCGTCAATCATCGCCTTTTCTGAGCCGCCTAACGCAAAAAGCACGGTCGACCAAAAGGGGTTTAATGACCCGTTAATCTGGTCAGGGCACATGCTGAACTCGGTCGATTACGAGGTGAAAGAGTGAATCTTCATTCCATAGTGCGAAACGCCATTAGCGCGGTTAATCCTCGCGTCGAGGCGCAGATTTACCGCTCGATCGGACCAATCAAAAACCCGGATTACTCGACCTCTCCAGGTTTCGCGCCGCCGGTAACGATGATGGTGCAAAAGCAGGCGCTGAGTCAGGCTGATATCAGGCACATGGATAACATGAACATCCAGGGTGTGCTGGTCAGTATCTGGACGGATGGCAACTGGTGCGGGATTAACAGGGATCGGCAGCAGGGCGGCGATAAGTTCGTTATCGGCAATGAAACGTGGCTGGTCGTGGATGTGCCTGAAATCTGGCCGGACTGGACGAGGGTTATCGCATGTCAACAATTGACGTAGGCCTGCAGGTCACTGAAAGCGATCTGTTTAAGGCGACTGGCGATTTCCTTTCTGTCCTCTTCCCGGATTCAGAGATCACGCAGACTCAGCAAAATCAGACCCCCATGCCGAAAGGCGGTTTCATTACTATGACGCCGCTTTTTCTGACTGACCTCTCAACCAGTGCTGTCAATTACGAGTATGACGGCGTTAGCGATTACGGGCGGGCAGAACTTCTCCGCGTTGATGAATGGCAATGTCAGCTCGATTTCTACGGAGATCAGGCGCAAAACAATGCCACCATCTTTTCGCGCATTGCCCGCTCCGAATTCGCATGCACCTGGTTCAGGGAAAACGCGAATGTCCTGGTACCGCTTTATTCCGGCCCTCCGCGGCAAACATCGATGATCAACGGCGAGAAACAGTGGGAATCCCGCTGGACGCTTGAATTCCACGCAAACCCGCTGATTGTCGTCAGCGTTCCTCAGCAGTTTATGACAGGCGCAGATGTGATATCGCAGCCGGTCGACGTGAGATTTCCTCCGGAGAAATAATAAATGGCAATTTCGCTATCAAAAATCGCCCAGATGCTTCCCGGCGTACTGAAGGCGACAGGGACGGCTATTGATCTCAATGGCCTGTTCCTGACCGACAGCGCATACGCGCCGGTTGGTGCAGTACCCTCATTTTCCAGTGCGGATGAGGTAAAGGCGTACTTCGGCAGCGCGTCGATTGAGTACACCGCCGCGGTGCTGTATTTCGCCGCATTCACCGGTAAAACACAGATGCCTGGTAAACTGTATTTTAGCCGATTCAATACCGCAGCAGTGGCGGCATTCCTTCGTTCCGGATCGCACGCCGCGACCACGCTGGCACAGCTCAAGTTGCTTTCGGGTACGCTGACTCTGACCGTTGATGGTACGGAGGAGACTTCTGCGGCTATCAACCTCAGCGGCGCCACCAGTTTTGATAACGCGGCAGAGCTGATTGAAACCGGCATTGGCTCCTCGGTTGAAGTGACCTGGGATAGCGTGCTGAAGAAATTTATCATCACCTCTGCCACCACAGGCGCGGATAGCACCATTACCTTTGCCGATGAAGGTACGCTTGCTACGGGTCTGAAACTGACCGAAGCGACCGGCGCGGTGATCTCTCAGGGTGCGGCGCCGGCAGTGGTTGACGATATCTTTACTGCCATTCTGGCCAAAGAGCAGGACTGGGTAACATTCTCCACGACGTTCGCTGTCACCAAAGACCAGGCTAATGCGTTTGCTCTCTGGACAAACAGCCAGAACCACCGCTTTGCCTATGTCCCATGGGACGCATCAGGAACGGCAATCGTGGCGGGCAGCTCGAATGCACTGGTGTACGACATCATCAACACCTACGCCTATAACGACATCTGCCCGGTGTATGGTTATCCGAACCACGCAGCAAACGCTATGGGGTTTGTGGCTGCGCTGAACTTCACGCAGGCCAATGGGCGCTGTTCTCTGAATGGTCGTCAGGTGTCCGGCCTGCTGCCGATGATCAGCAACGATACTGATTACGAGGCGGCTAAGGCCAACGGCTATAACTTCTACGGCAACTATGCCTCGAATGCGGTCGAAACCAACCAGTGGGCGCCTGGCTCTATTACCGGTGATTATGCGTGGCTTGACGCCTGGGCTGGTCAGGTATGGGTAAATGCTCAGCTTCAGGCGGCTCTCGTTGCGCTGTTCCAGCAGGCGAGCAATCTGCCTTACGCAGCAGCCGGGAAAGCTCGTATTGAGTCGTGCATGAAGCCGACCATTGAGCAATTCAGGGCATGGGGTGGCATGACTGCAGGCACCGATCTTGACCAGTCGCAGATCGACCAGATTAACGCCATCGCTGGCGTCGATGTTACGGATTCGCTTCTGGCTGAAGGGTATTACGTCTATATCGGCCCGTTCACCCCGGCAATGCGCGCCGCGCGTACCAAGCCAACGGTTTACTTCTGGTACACCGATGGCGGGATCATCCAGGGTATCACCGTTAACAGCGTGGAGGTGCAGTAATGGCCGGTCAAAATATTACGTCGGCAGACGCCATCATTGAGCTGGTAATCGCTGAGCTCTACCCGTCAGGGTTTAACCTGGAGCAGTTCGAAGCGCAAAACATCTTCGAAATGGGTGATACCGATATGGCAGAGTACCAGCGTACTGCTGACGGTAAACTGCTGGGCGGTTTTGTTTATGGTGATCTGCCGTGGACATTCCATCTGGCTGCATCCTCACCGTCGATTAAGTATATCGACAACTGGCAAACCACGCAGATGACCACGCGGTCTGTGCTGCGTGTCAATGGGACGGTGATCCTGCCGTCGCTGGGTAAAAAGTACATTATGACCAACGGTATCCTGCAGCGCGCGCGCCGTATGCCGTCTGCCGGCCGTGTGCTTCAGCCGGTAACTGGACTCATCCAGTGGGAAACTGTCACCCCGGCAGACTACTCAGCGTAAACAATCAGCCCGGCCAAGTCCGGGCTTTTTTATACCAGAAATAAACCTCCTGCGCGTCGCAGCGCATTTAACTCCCGAGTCTTTCAGAAAGCTGAGCCTGAGAAATGCCGTATAGGTGCGGACCTTCTCGGGGCGGCATTTCTGTGCGAACAGGCTCATCTTTCTAAAGGAAATACCGCAATGTCATACCCAACAGTTATTAACGGACTTGATTTCCGTGACCTCATTTTTGTTGCTGACAACGACCCGGTAACTGACTCGTTTATGGTGGCGAAGGCATTTGGAAAGTTGCCTAAAAACGTAATTCGCGACATTGAGCGAACTATCGAGGCCTGCCCGCCGGAGTTCGATACAAAACTCAATTTTGAGCTTTGCTATAAAAACAATGAGTTGCAGAACGGTAAGCCGCAGAAGTTCTATCGGCTCCGCAAAGATGGATTGATGCTTCTGGTTATGTCCTACACCAAAAAAGAGGCGATGCGTATCAAGATCGCCTACATCAACGCCTTCAACTGGATGTACGCGATGCTTCAGGTTGGGCGGCGCCAGTTTGAAGAAGAGCGTAACGCCGTCATGCTGGAGTTCCTTAAAGAGAAGGATGTTGCCAGTATGTCTGGTCGTCTGTTGCGCCGGTGGGGGAAAGAGAAGAAGCCCCAGCTACTTTCACGCATTGAGCAACTGGACAAGCAAGGTCAGTTGGCATTGCCCGGTTTTCCTGGTGCGCTTACCGAATCATGAAAACCACAAATTCGTGGTTTTTGGATAGCCCACTCTGGTGGGCTTTTTTATTGCCATATCACTCATTCAGGAAACAAAAATGGCTCGTAAAAGCATCGTATTCACGGTTGAAGCAGATAACCGTGACAAGGGTAAGCAGTTCAAAATCACCGAAATGCCGGCGAGAAAGGCCGAAGAGTGGGCGATCCGCCTGGCGTGCGCCGTGATTGGCGCCGGCGTTACCGTTCCCGACAATATGATGATGGCCATCGGTGCTGCGGTAGCGCCTGCGCCGGCCGAGGATAACGCAGAAGCTCGCGAGCTGTACGAAAGCGTGATGGCCAGCGGCATGGCCGGACTCGCTCAGTGGGGTATCACTTCACTGGCTAAAGTTCCGTTCGCACAGTCTAAGCCTCTGCTTGATGAGTTGCTTGGCTGCGTGAAATTCCTCGGGGGTAACGGTATCGAAACAGCGCTTGTTGACGAAGGGCAGATCGAAGAAATCAGCACCTGGTCGCGCCTGAAAATCGAAGCCTTCAAACTCCATATCGCTTTTATATCAGCCTCCGCAAGTTAGAAATTCCCCTATCCGTCCCGGAAGATTCAGATCGCGGCTTCATACAGTATGCGAATGTACCGCGCACCATCGCCGCGGTGATCTCCGGGAAAATGGCGACACTCCACGAACTGGACACGGTGTACAGCGTTCAGGATATGTGGTGGCTGATTGAAATAATGACCGTGGATAACACCAACAGAGCCATAGCAGCGGAGAGTGATCATGGCAGCAACGGTAATTGACGCCCTCCTGGTTACGCTGGGCCTTGATACTTCTCAGTTCCGCAAAGGCCAGCAGGAAGTCAGTGACGACCTGAAAAAGCAGCGCGAAGACGCCAAAAACACCGCCAAGGAAATGGCTGAGCAGGGCAAGAAAGCCGCTTCGTTCTTCAGCAGCATAAAGACTGAATTGCTGGCACTGACTGGCGTTACTGTCACTGCCGGCGGCCTGATAAGCTTTGTGAAAAGCACCACTTCCGGCCTGATGGATTTATCGATCCAGTCGAAAGCGCTGGGGCTTTCAGCCCGTGAGCTTGACGGCTGGTCGAAGTCAGCAGAGGCAGCAGGGAGTTCAGCTGAGAAGATAAGCGCTTCTCTGCAGGGGTTTCAGGGCGCCATACAGGGCGCCAGGGTCGGCGATTACAGTAGCTCTATTTTTGGTGGTCTGGCGCAATTAAATGCACTGACGGGCCAGAATTTTGACGTGTGGGGACAGGACGCCAGTTCCCTGGCCAAAACATCCCTTGATGCGCTACGGAAAATCAGCGATCCAAACCTTCGCCGGCAGGTCGGGTTAAGTCTTGGATTTGATGATGCAACCTTGCAGCGTAATCAGGAAGGGAAATTCCTACCTGACGTTGATCGCCTGACCAAAAGCTCCGGCATTACAGACGCCTCAACCAAAGGCGCAAAGGAATTTACAGCCGCATGGGCGGAATTAAACCAGAGCCTCGAAACCACAAAAAACCAGTTTTACACGTTCCTTATTCCGTATGTGCGCGACTTTAACGTTGTGCTCCGCGACCTTTCCAACTGGATGAAGTCACATCCTGAGGAGATGAAACAAAAAGTCGATGCTTTCTTTGGTGCAATTGAGAGCGGCGCAAAGATGGCAGATAAAGCAGCGCAAGCGGTTGGCGGTTGGGAAAACGCGATAAAAATAATTATCGGGGCGTCGGTTGGCGGAAAATTGCTATTCTTTCTGACAAATTTATCCAAATCCCTATTGGGTTTAGCGAGAATAACCCTTCCTGGTTGGCTTGTTGCCGCTGCGGGGCTTAGCGCGGCAGATAAAGTTGACGATCTTAATCAGAAAGCAAAGGAAAGTGGTGTTGATGTTGGCACCTATCTCGTCGGAAAAATGAAGGAAAAGCAAAAAGAAAACGCAGAAGCCTTCGATAAGCATTTTGACTATTCTCCATCGGGAATAGAATTATCTCCGCAGCAGCGGGCAACGCAGGAAATGCTGGATACCGTTAAGTTTCAGCCACTTCCTGAACAGCGTCGGCAGCAGCAGGATGAGAGAGACTATTGGGAAAGCACCAAAAATCTCCTGTCAAAAATCGCTGACGCCCTGATCTCTCCAGCAGGCGCGGCAACAATGCAGCCTGACACTTCGGGATATCAGCCAAACGTCCCGCTTAACGCAAAGGCTGCTCGTCTTGGCGCTAAAGGAAAGGCATTTCTTCAGGCAATGGCTGGGGAGTTCGGCGCGCTGGAAGGTAAATATGGACTTCCGGCCGGACTGCTGTCTTCGGTAGCTGCTACTGAATCAGGTGGTGACCCGTTTGCAGTATCACCCAAAGGGGCGAAAGGCCCATTCCAGTTTATGGATGGAACTGCCAGAGACTTGGGTTTGAAGGGGATGGACGTTTATGACCCCCACAAGTCAGCTGATGCCGCTGCAAGATACCTGCGCTATCTGCTGGATGCTACTGGTGGCGATCTGGAAAAAGCTCTTGCCTCCTATAACTGGGGGCTAGGAAACGTCAAGAAGAAAGGCATGGACAACCTGCCGTCGGAAACTCGTAATTACGTCCCCAAAGTCATGGCCGGAATGCGCCCCGGCGCCGGTATGGCCGTAGACCGCGTCATGCTAATGGCTGGCGGTGTTTATAACTTTTATGGCACCAAAATCACTACTCAGGCCCAGAACGTGGAACAGCTTACCAGCGACATCAAAAAGCACGGTGACAACCGCGTCATGCTTTTGGCTGGCTACTCAGGACAATAACTCATGTCGTTTTCTCTGAATGTCTCGACAGTGCTATCCGCCATTCAGGGAGGAAGCCTGTTATCCGTCCTTAACAGCGCCCTGTCGCCAACTTACCGGATCACCTATAACACCGTTGACGAGTCGCTTTTGACGGCTGCAGCCGGGCAGGAGGTTTTCTCTCCTTCCGGCTGGGTTAGCGTTGATCGCTACGGAGATGCGGCGGTGACTAAGGGGCCGGTAGAAAAGGGCAGGTACACGTCCTACAACAAAGTGAAACAGCCGTCTGAACTCAGGATCATTTTTGCCCTTGAGGGGTGGACGGCTTTTTCCGGGTCACTGCCTAACCTGACCAACTTCTCTCTGCTGAGCCGGAACAATTTCATTCAGAAACTGGATGAGATGAAAAACACGGCCAGCACTTACAACATCGAGACGCCGGACACGGTGTATTACAGCTACGATCTGACCCACTTCGATTATTTTGTGGGGTCATATCGCGGGCAGACGTTGTTGATGGCGAACTGCACTTTCGAGGAGATCATGGACGGCGGGGAGGTCATGCTTTCAAATGCTGTTATTGAAGGGCCGCCGACGAGCAACGCGAAAACCAACAATGGCGGGGCAGCCTCAACGCAGGTTATCACCGGGGCGACGAAAGAGGTGACATTGAGCGATGTTAAGAATGCCTGGTCAAGCGCAGATACAACCTTATCAGAAGCTCTCCAGACGACCGGGGCGGCGATTGTGTCTAACGTTAACTCGGCGGCCGAGTCGGTCTCTAAGGCGTGGGACAGCTCTTCTACTGCGGTTTCTAAGCAGATAAAAAGCACTACTTCCGACTTTTTGAAAAAGGTGATGTGACATGCAGGAAATTAGCTTATCACCGTCACTATCCCAAAAGGTCTATGTCACGCTTGGCGGCCAGAACTGCGCCATCAAGCTTCATCAGCGCTCTACCGGGTTTTACGCCGATCTGTATGTCGATGACAAGCCGATATTTCAGGGCGTTCTCTGCCTGAACTGCGTTTACCTGGTTCGGTATAAATATCTGGGGTTCAGTGGAGATCTGGTTTTCGTTGACTCGAAAGGTACAGCCGATCCTCATTACGACGAAATTGGCACCAGATTCAAACTGTATTATGCAACGAGCAGTGAGGTTGGCAGATGAGTTACAAGGAGAGAGAGCTGACTGTATCGTTCACGCTGGCTAACGGTACGTTTGACGGCGGAATTGGTAACACGCTGATTGTTAAAGGGTTCAAGTGTGAAGCTGCTATATCTGCCTTTGGCGGCGCTACAGGCACAATGATGGAGCTAAGCCTGTGGGGCCTGTCACTGGAGAACATGGCCAAGCTGACGACCAACGCGCAAAAAATAATCGCCGCCGAGCAAAATGCTATCGTCGTTTATGCTGGCGACACCCGTGTTTTTTCCGGGTCAATAACATCAGCCAGGATTAACCTGAACCAGATGCCGGATGCGCCGATTGAGATAACCGCGGCGGCCGCCGGCAGGGAGCGCCTGATCCCCTGTGAGCCTACATCCATTCGCGGCGACGCGGATGTGGCTGATATGATTCGAGCTCTTGCCTTTAAAGTTGGCCTGAAATTCATCAATGTCGACGTCAAAAGCACCGAGCGCAACCCGGTGTACAAAGGCAATGCGATAAAGCAGATCATTGAAATAGCAGCTGCGCATAAAATAACGGTAAATATTGATTTTGGCACCGTCACTATTTACACCGGAAAGAAACCCTCTGACTCTGTCGTTCCATATGTTTCTCCATCAACAGGGCTTATTGGGTATCCGATTTTTTATGACATGGGGATTAACTTTCGCTGCATTTACTCTCCATCTCTGAAACTGAATACCAAAATCATCCTTGAGACTGACCTGCCGCACGCAAGCGGGGAATGGATTATTCAGGCAGGAACTACTCATTATCTTTCCTGTAAAGTTCCCGGTGGTCTGTGGGAAACGTTCGTTGTGGCCGCGCCTGGGTATCTTGTAAAAGGGGATGAAAATGCTAACTAACCAGACCCCTGAGAGCGTGTCATCGCAGGGTAACGCCATATTATCGCTGCTACATTCAGCGCTGAAAGGAATGACGTTTGTCGATATTGTTCTGGTTAGGGAGGTTGAAGGCGATGTGTTGACCGTTCTCCCCCTGGTTAATGATGTAGACGTTTCAGGTCGGGCCATTGCCAATCAGGACGTTTACCAGATCCCATACCTCAGACTCCAGGCTGGAAACAGCGCGGTAAAAATGGAGCCAAGGCCAGGAGACATTGGTCTGGTTGTGATCTGCGATAAGGACACCACGAACGTTAGGGAAACCAGATCAGAGGGGCCCGCACCAACTCAGCGCCGGCACTCGTATTCCGATGCGATGTACATAACCGCAATAGCCAGCATGAATGGCGAGCCTACTGAATTCGTTGAATTTACTGGAAATGGCATAAATATACAGAGCCCTGGAGTGGTTAACATAAACGGCCTGAAAGTCCATCCGAACGGACAGCTTGAGCTTGTCGACGGTTCCATCGTTGATGGTCATACTCATGGTGGAGTAGTATCAGGAGGAAGCCGAACCGATCCCCTGGAGCCGTGATGAAAAAATTTATAGTCATTTCAGCATTTATTCTTTTTGCCTTATCTTCGCCCGCCATATCAAAGCAGATAACATCCCACTTAAAAATGGTTGATGGATACCTTGATGGTACGCTGACGGCAAATGATGACGAGCCAATATGGTACGGGGATTATGAGTTTGACTTCCTTGAAGGAATGCACTTCACTTGCAAGATGGTGTCACTACATACCTCTGGAGCAGACCCAATAAATCTAACATCAGTTAGCTATCGATGTCAGAATGGATTCTCTGTCGTTATAGAGAAAAAGCTATCAGAAAAATATGCCACCATTAAAACTGAAAGTATAAATTTCAAAACTGGCGAGACCATAGATCGCGGAGAGATAAAGGTAACATCCTCTGTTCCGTTAACCATGATTGAACACAGCAACTATAACAGCAAAATGTTTGATAAAAGGATAATGGACAGGGAGAGGTGGCTTAAAGATAACACCATGGATGTTTTTGATGCTTGTAACATAATTATGTCATCACATATGCTTGCATATCAGCTTGTTAATGCTGGCGCGCCAAATAGCAACGAAGGAAAAAAACAAATGTCTGAAGCGTTATCAAAATTATATCCAAAAAATGGAGACGCGATGACGCAGGCAATCATAGATTTTCACTCAAAAGATAAAGATCCATTTGGAATGCCGCTTACTTTTGGACTGAAAGGTAGACTTATCCAGATGTGTAGGGCAGAGCCTGAAAATTACATACCAGAGTTCGGCCCGTTAGTAATGTCCGGCAAGATATTTCGATAGGGAAGGCCCACCATCAGGTGGGTTTTTTGTCATCTTCGATGGATAGGGATTGAGCCTTTTCCAAGATGCGCATTGTGTCATCATGGCTAAAGCCTTCGACAATGAACTCTGAACCATCTTTTTTTCTGACTTTAACTTTTTTGCCTTTGTTTCTTGCGAGAAAGTAACCGATTGACGCAGCGAAACAATTCATTGCTGCAGGACTGGTTAACCCATCAATGAGTAACTGAACAAAATCCGAGGGAGATGAGCTATCAAATGCTAGGGTCACATGCTCTTTATTGTTTACACCCCATTGATTTAGCGCATCTTTAAGGATTACGACATCTTCTCTTCGGACGGTAAAAATGAAACTTTCCATCGTTTACACCCCATCGTTAAAAAACATAAAAACTGGACTGTCGCTGATTCGTGTCGGCATGTCGCTTCTCATCGGTAAGGGAGCAGTGATTGAGCACGAAATGAAATCATCAGACCTTACAGATGCGATCCTGAAAGATTTGCGAAAACAGCAAATGAACGGTGAAATTGAACTCACAATGAGCGAGCTCAGGGAGTCTCTTTCTCGCATCCTGGTGTAGTGGGACTCACTTGTCTTTCCTGTAAATTCCTTTGATGGCATCAGACGCAAACCTCGCTTCGGCGGGGTTTTTTTATGGGAGTAAATCATGCTCATTACCCTGTCAATCGATACCTCACGCATAGACGACAAGATTCACGTCCTGACCGGCGAGCTTAAATCACGATTTCCCGATGGAATTTCTGAGCGAGTCGATAGCGAACTGTCTCGCCTGACTAACGACATCATCTTTACTGATTTCTCTTCCACAGTCGGCGCAGATGGAACCCGCGAGGTCGTCCAGCGTGTTGACTTCGGCGGGATCTTTGATGCGTTCACTTCCGCACTCCGGGCAGGTGATTTTGATGTCCATGGCGATCCCCTCCAAGTTGTTTAAAGCAACATACCCAGGACGCCTGATTTATTAAATCCTGACATTTAACCAATGGATATTCATCCATGAAAACAATCTCTCTCAAACTCGACCCCGATACCTGGGATCTTGTCCTTGATGAGCTGGGTAATATCGCCACGGTTGAAAACCCCTACGCCTGCGCTCAGGACGTAGCGACGGCATGCCTGGCTATACGCGGCGAGTGCATTTACGAAAAAGACACCGGCGTTAACTACAAAGAGCTGCTGAACGTTAAGGCCAGCACCGGCGCCATGGCGGCCGCGCTTCAGGTTGAAGCGTTGCGGATGAGCTATATCGCGCGCGCTGAGCCGACGCTGATTAACAACCGCGATACGCGCCGCACTACCGGCGTTATTGCGATCGTGGATACCAATGGCCTGGATTCCAGCGTCACCCTGTGAGGAAAAAATGACGACAATCTCTACGGCGGTACCGGCCGTGACCTTTTCCACCACTGGCCTTGATGTTCCAGATGAGGGAGACATTCTTGCCGGGCGTATAGCAGATATTGGTTCTGCATTCGGGACGGCGATGAGCACGAACCTCAAGACGCCGCAGGGGCAACTGGCTGTCACTGATACTGCAATCATCGCAGACAAGAACGATCAGCTTCTGGCTATCGTCAACAACATGAACCCGGACTTTTCCTCCGGCAGGTTTCAGGATGGCATCGGCAGGATTTACTTCCTCGATCGCATTGCTGCTGCGGGTACGGTTGTAACGGCCACATGCTCCGGCGTACCGGGAACGGTGATCCCGGCACAGTCCTATGCAACCGACGACAACGGTTATATGTACGTGTCCCTGGCGGCCGGAACGATAGGCGCAGACGGGACGGTAAAGATCGAGTTCCAGAACCTGACTACCGGGCCGATAGCTTGCCCCATTGGTACGCTGACAAACATCTATGTCGCGGTAAGTGGCTGGTCGAGTATCACCAACGAGACCGCGGGTGTACCGGGCTCGAATGTTGAAGGGCGATCTGCATTTGAGTATCGCCGTCGCCAGTCAGTGGCACGTAATGCCTTTAACACAGCAGCGGCTGTGCGGGCTGCTGTCCTGGAAGTCGACGGGGTGCTTGATGTTTATGTCATCGACAACAAAGAGCCGACTTCCGTCGAAAAAGGTTCCACGAATTACACACTGCTGGCCAGCTCGATTTATATCGGGGTTTATGGCGGGGCAGTAGCTGAGATTGCAGCGGCCATCAATAAAAAACTCCCCCCGGGCACCGTTATGAACGGTGACACCACCGGAACCGTGCAGGATACCGAAAATTATGACGCCCCTTATCCGGAGTACACCTACAGGTGGAAAACGCTGGATGCGGTGAGCGTTCATATCAAGGTGGAATACGAAGCGAATGATGGCCTTCCGTCAGATATCAACGCGCAGATCAGAGCGGTCGTCCTGAATGCCTTCACCGGCGCAGATGGCGGTACCCGGGCGCGTGCCGGCGCGCGAATTTATGGCAGCCGGTATATCGGCCCTATCCAGGCGCTCGATGCACAGAACATGAACGTTCTTTCGGTCCAGATATCTCTGAACGGAGCCACCTGGTCTAGTGCGCTGACCATGGGCATTGATCAGGAACCGACCCTCGATACGACAAACATCATAACGGAGGCGGTAAGTGAATAATGTTGACTGGACGATCTACGCGCAGTACGTGAACTCAACCAGCCTGCGGTCACTGATTGACACCTTTAACGCTTCTGTAGCGCCAGAGGACTGGATAGACACGTTCTATGACCTCGTATTCAACATCGAGACCTGTGGTGATTACGGGCTGATGTGCTGGGGTAAAATCGTTGATGTAGAGCGTTTGCTGACTGTGACGCCATCCCAGCAGTTCCTGGGGTTTGGCGAAGCGACCAGCACCCCGGCAGAACTCACCGACCCTCAACCCTTTAACCAGGCGCCTTTCTATACCGGCGTGCAGGACACGAACACTGTTGTCCTGACCAATGATGCATACCGCAAGCTGATCATGTGCAAAGCGATGGCGAACATCAGCGACTGCACCGTTCCGGTCATGAATCGCATGCTGATGTACATGTTCGGAGCCAGTGGGCGAGCTTACGTGCGTGACGATGGCAACCATGTCATGAGCTACGTATTCGAGTTCCAGCTTTCCGATTCGGAGCTGGCCATAGTGCAAAGCTCCGGAGCACTTCCTTCCCCACCAGGGGTAAAAGTAAACATCGTTCAGGAGGTCTGAATTGAACAATTCAGCCATGCCGTCACGTCTGACGGTTGTTTTTTCTGCGAGTGGTGACAAAAACACGATCCCGGTAAATTCCACCCCTGAAACGTTGGCTGATGGCCTTGCCGCGATGGACTCAGGATTTCCTCCGCTTACCCGCATCGCTCTATCTGCTGGCGGTAAGCCGCCAAAAGGGCAGGATTTTAATGGGATTTTTAATGATGCCTATACTCGCCTTCAATGGGAGCAAGCCGGAGGTTTCTATACATTCGACTCTGCATTTTCGGCAGCTATCGGTGGATACCCAAAAGGCGCGATTCTTATCAATTCAGCCAGGGATGGATTCTGGCAAAGCACTATCGAAAATAACACGACAAATCCTGATGCTGGCGGTATTGGATGGATTAATTATTCATCCGGACGACTCCTGAACGTGCAGACATTTTTATCATCCGGCACTTATACGCCAACCCCTGGTGCTAAGTCGGTTGTTGTTGAAATGGTTGGCGGTGGTGGTGGGAGCGATGCTGCCCCAGCCACTGGAGCGGGGCAGGTGTCAATAGTTTCAGGTGGTGGGGCCGGGTCATATGCTAAGGGTAGATTTTCAATAAATTTCACCAGCATTAGCATCGTTGTTGGCGCTGGCGGGCAGGGAGGCACCGCAGCATCTCCGGTTGGCTCTGTTGGTGGTTCAAGCTCATTTGGATCGCTAATGGTTGCGCCTGGCGGAACAAGAGGGCCGTCTGCCGGACCAGCAAATCCACCTTTTCTACCTCAGGGTAATGTCGCATCAAGCGCTCCTTCCGGTGCCAATATCATAGGCTCTCCAGGAGCCCCATCTACACCTGCATACGCTAACGCAACCCAGTCATTCCTCGGATCACCTGGGGCAAGTAGCGTTTTTGGAGGCGGGGGATGGGTGCCATCATTTGGAGACCCGGCTATTGATGGGCAGGCATATGGTTCAGGCGCATCTGGTTCTTCACAAGGACCATCCTCTCCAGCAGTAAATGGCGCCAAGGGGAAAGAAGGCATCGTGATAATTTATGAATATTCATGAGAATAAAAAATGACAATCACCGAAACGCAAAAAACTGCTCAATTAGCAGCAGATGCCGCCGTTAGTGCCGCAGAAGCCAAACAATACATGCTGGAGGCTGAGCAAGGATATCAGGATACTAGTGCTGCAGCCCAGCAAGCCCAGGATGCAGCTGGATCAGCTCTTTTATCCAAGCAGAGCGCGGCTACATCAGAAGAAAATTCACTGCAATATGCAACAGAGGCGGGAGTTGCAAGAGATGAGGCTGTAACAGCAGCATCTAATGTCTCTGAAATTGCAGAAACTCTCCCTACAAATGAACAATTTACAGAATTGCAAACGTCTGTTGATTCTATTACTGCCGATCCAGCTAATGCCATAACTTCCATAACTATACCTGCGCTTGATTTCAGTCTTGCTATTGGCAGCGCTAGCTTTGGAATGATCTCCAGCAGGCTTGCAGGATGGCAGTTTACTCATGGCGCAGATGCATCAGTTACCAAAATGATAGATCTACCATCTCACTGGTCAAAAATGCGTATTTCTCTTATTTGGGCGAATCTTGTCGCGAACACCGGTGACGTAAGTTTTTCAGGGTTAATACAGAACTGGTCAGCCGGGGAATCATTTAATCAAACTCCATCAGGAGGTGGAATTGTAGCAGCTGCGAACGCCACCCCGTATATAGGGATTGAAACGCAAATAGCCCTTGATCTAACAGTGGACCCAACACGGCACACCACCATTCGCGTAGGTAGAAACGGCTCCTCGGCAAGCGATACGCTCCCAACAGCAATGGTTTTACTAGCTGTAAGGCTAACTAAGGTGGCATAAATGAGCGTAACTCAAACATGGCGCACTGGAATTCCAACGCCAGGGGTCTTGCGTAACTATCCACCTAACCCTTTATATGTAGATACGATAAATGGGAGCGCTTCAGGAACCGGTTCTATTGATAACCCTGTAAATATGCTATCTCTCGCTCTTGGTTTATGCGCAGGGCTTCCTGATTACGAAATAAAAATAATCGCGCCAGAAAATAGCCCTTTGCGGCAAGAGGTTATTTTTGACACGTCATTAGATGTGACTTTATCCGGTGTAGATAGTGAACCGTGGTATACGTTCGGTTCGGAAAAACACATATCAGGATGGACTCAGAGCGGGCAAATTTGGCGCAAAACGCTTGGATATACATCTGTGCTTCAGGTCGTCGTCACGACGATGACAGAGACAGTCGGTGATCGTGATGATTTCTTTTTCAAATTGGTACAGAACACAGCCACACCAACGACACCGGCTGCAGGTGAATATGGATATTCAAGCGGGGTTATTTATGTCCGCTTGCCAGATGATTCCAGTCCTAACCTGCATACTATAGAGATATCCCGGCGTAACTTTGTGGTTGGAACAATTGGTTTCGGCCTGCTGACTGTAAACGACTGCGTAGCCAGATATTGCATGATTAACGGCATATCATGCGGACAATCTACTCAGCCTGCCGGAACTGGTTATCTGACTGTAAATAACTCACTTGTAGAATATTGCGCAAATGGTGGTGTAGGCGGTACAGGCCGAAACGAACTTATCATCTGCAACAATGTAAAAGCGTACAGGATAAGTAATGACGGATTTAACCAGCATGCACCGACTGGTGGTCAAGGGAAGATGATCCTTAATGGTTGCGATGGAAGCTATAACGGAGATAAGGCAGGTCAATCAGCTCAGGGTGCATCCAACCACGAGACAACGACAATGATATTAAATGGAGGAACATTTAATTTTAATGTCTCAGGAGGAATGGTAGTTATTGATAATGCCCGCTGTGATATTCATGGTGACACGCAATATGGTCCTGTAATGATGAATGGAAACATGCGACTTGGTAATACCGCAGGAACAATTGCCAATCAGGGCGGTTGCGCATGGCTAAATAACTCAGTTGGCACTGTAACGGGGTCTGTGACTGTAGAAAACGGCGGCGGTGTAGGCGTAAGAAGAGATTCCGGCGCTGTAGTTGATGGAATAACAACCATCCATTCAATAAATAACGCATTGCCAGATATTTTGTGAGGTTAAAATGACAGTTTGCAGATTATGCCAGGCCGAACCCATGTTAATGACAAAGCCGGAAACTGACGGGGTGATCAGCTTTTATGTTTACTATGTTGAATGCTCTGGGTGCGGAGTGGGCACCAAAAGATTTTCTGAGCAGTCCTTAACTGCAGACGAGGCCATTCAGAACGCACAAGGCCAATGGGAGCTAATGAACAAGGTCGACCCTTAAAAGCCGTTTCGCTTGACGTGTGGAATCGATAAAACTACTGTATAAAAAAACAGTATTTATCGGAGGGAAGAGCATGCTTCGACAGTCAGACATCGCCGCGGCTTTCCGCGAGTCCATTTTGCGCAGTTCCAAGGGGTTCCAGTACCTTCACACCCGCGACTTCGTTACTGCGCTGCGCCGGCACGGCATCCTCTTTTCAGAGGTGGAAGCTAACGCCTGGATCGCACGCGAGCAAACGTATTTCGTCGATAAGACGCCGGACCATAGCGAAAACCGGCTATGGATGATGGCCAATATGGGGAGGGTGATCTAATGGGATTCCCTTCACCCGCGACGGACTACGTTGAGCAGCGTCTGTCTGTTAACTCGATCTGCAATGTCGGTCCAAATACGCTCGTCTTCGAGAAATCTGGCGGTTACGTTGTGCTGGATATCTCCCTGAAGCCAAAGCAGAGTAGTCAGGTTCTGATCCAGCATGGCGGCGGGACGGAGCTTGCCACGCTGAGAGGAAAGGCGCTGATTACCGAAGATGGCGAAGCGATCGAGGGCGAAGCCCTGGACGATGTTACTGTCATCGGTGTAGTGACGTTTACTATCTGCGATGTTCGCCAGGACAACGCGGTTTTTTAGTTGCTGTCTATGAGTGGAAGAGTTCGTGGTTTCTGTGTCGTAGGTGTGGCGTGACAGGAATGCACGATAAAGACAGGGATGTATTCAAACGACACGAAACGACACAAAACCGGATGCGAACGCGGTAAACATGTGTGATTACAGTGAGTTATTTAACGCTCTACTTTCTTCTAAGCCGTAGGTCACAGGTTCGAATCCTGTAGGGCGTGCCATTAATAATCAATCACTTAATTACTTCCTCCAGTCGCTGATTTTTCCTTGTGGAACATATGTGGGACATCTTCTGCAAAAATCGAGTCAATTTTCCGTGCGTGTTCAGTCAGGTGGTTCGGCGCCAGGTGAGCATATCGACGGACCATTTCGATGATTCTAATGTCTTGTAGTATC